CCCGGAGCCGGCCCTTGCGTGTCATCCAACGCTTGCCGAGCCAACCGCAACGCTGCAATTCGCGTAGGACCGGGATCAGGCCCTGATGCTGCAGATACCACGCGAAGATGGTCCGTACCCGGACCGCTTCTTCCTCGTTGACGATCAATTTCGCAGCGATTGGATCGATGTCATAGCCCAGCAGGGGCATGCCGCCGGCCCATTTCCCTTTGCGTCGCGCCGCGGCAATCTTATCCCGCGTCCGTTCGGAAATGATTTCTCGCTCAAACTGCGCGAAGGATAGCAGGACGTTGAGCACCAGGCGGCCCATCGACGTCGCGGTGTTAAATTGCTGCGTCACGGAGACGAAGGCGACCTGGTGCTGGTCGAAGGTTTCAATCATGCGGGCGAAATTCAACAACGAGCGGCTCAGGCGGTCCACCTTGTAGACCACGACGCAGTCGATCTTGCCGGCTTGGATATCGGCCAGGAGCCGTTGCACGGCCGGCCGTTCCAAATTGCCGCCGGTGAAGCCGCCATCGTCATAACGGTCCGGTAGGCAGGTCCAGCCCTCCTGCTGCTGGCTCGCGATGTACGCTTCCCCCGATTCGCGCTGGGCGTCCAGCGAGTTGAATTCCAACTCCAAGCCCTCCTCGGTGGACTTGCGGGTATAAATGGCGCAGCGAACGATTGGGACCACCAGCTTCGGGGATTGGTTTCGGATCTTGGTCATGGATTGCGTCCTTTCTGGATCAAGCCGAAGAAGAGATAGCCGTTGCAATGCGACCCGGAGATGGCCTTGGCGACGGCGCTCAAGGACGGGTAAACCATCCCCGCGAACTCGAAGCCAGCCGGCAATACCTTCACTTGCAACACATTCCCCTTGTACGTTCTGGTGAGGACAGTGCCGGCCATCGGCAGGCGCTGGTCCCTGCAGAGGGCGCGCGCCTTGGCGTCAGCAGTCGCTGCGGCGATTCTCTCGGCATAGGCCGCCTTGGGGACCGTCACGCGCAGGTCGGCGTCGTTGGCCAGTTCTGCGGCCCGGCGTAGCGCACGTTCGGACAGGCCGCCTTCAGCGATCGCCTGCAAGCGCCAGGCGATGCGTTTGACCATCCAGGTGCGGTTGGTGGCGTGGGTCTCTTCGCGGAAGACGTCGGCATACTTGGCGCGCAGTTCGCGCGTGGTCATCCGCTGCAAAACAGCGAGCTCTTTGGCGATGGATAACGGCATGGATTCTCCTTCTGGGAACACGTGGCGACGGTAAACTCCAGTGACACTGGGCACCGTTTCCAGAAGGAACGCAAGGCAAATCGGCGAGATAACGGCGGATTTGGCGTTTCGGCCGCCCAAAGAAGAAGCGGCGACGCTCAGGTATCTTGTTCGCGGGCTTTCAGCTTCGGCGTCGATGACAGTCATGAGATGGGGCTTTTTAGCTCCGGCCGACAATGGCACGATTCGCGGTAGAAGTCAGGGTTGGCCCCGCGCTTTATACGGACGTACACATAGAAGAGCCGCTTTTTCCTGCCACGGTCTGCCAAAGCGCGGGTAAGAACCCCAGTGACCCTGGGTACCGTTGCTACTTCAATGCGACCCAGCGCGGCGTCTTCATCATCGCCCGTCCCCACTCTCGCTCATTTGATCCCGCTATCGCTCCTTGGGTATCCTCCACACCTGGCTCAACGAGCAAGAGCCAGTGTCTGTTTTTTTGTTCTTTCGTTTGTTCAATGCGACCAACCTGGCGTATTGAACTGCGGAAAAAAACTGGGAGGAGAATTAGCGATGGCCAAGAAAAAACGAGTACCTGTGAAAACCGAACCCGATCTTTCGCACATCGCGGAGAATCTGCGTTCGCTTGCCGTGCCGATCGATTCGATCGATGTTGATCCGGCGAACGCACGCAAACACGGCGAAGAAAACATCTCGGCGATTCGCGCATCGTTGCGCGTATTTGGGCAACGAAAACCCATTGTCGTGAACCGCCGCACGAACACCGTCGAGGCCGGCAGCGGCTCATTGGTGGCCGCGCGCGAACTCGGTTGGTCGCATATCGCGGCCGTGTTCGTGGACGATGATGCGATGACGGCAACTGGCTTTGCCATTGCGGACAATCGCACGGCCGAGCTTGCCGAATGGGATCAGACGGCCCTGGAGGCGACGCTGCGCAGCCTCGTGGTTGATGACGCGGAACTGAAGAAAATGATCGACGACATGGCCGCAGAGGTGCTCATACCTTCGGCCGTCGAGATCGTCGAGGATGAGGTGCCGGTGCCGCCGGCTGTGCCGGTGACCAAGCCCGGTGATCTCTGGATCCTTGGCCGGACAGTGACGTGTCCCAAATGCAGGAGGAGAAACGATGTCTGATACAACCCAGCGTGATCCGCATCAATCGCTCCGCGGAAGCGATTCGTTCGCTACATCCGGCGGTGTTCCCGGTCGCGCTGGCCGCATTCTTCCAGCGTTGCTGGGACGGCCTTATCTACGAACCCTTCGCCGGCAGCGGCACGGCGATCGCAGCGGCAACGCAACTTGGCCGCCGCGTGCGCGCCATCGAAATCAGTCCCCAATACGTCGATATGGCCGTAAGCCGGTGGGAAAAACTCACCGGCAAGAAGGCAATCCTCACACCTTGAAAGGTCAAACATGAAAACAATCGATTGCACTTGTGGAAATTGCGGGCACGCGTTTCGCGGCATTCCGGAAGCAAATTCAAAACTGCTTTGCGGCGACGCGACGAAAGCGGAGGACGTCGCTCGGCTGATGGGCGGGGTACGGGCGAACCTGCTCGTAAGCGATCCCCCTTATGGCGTCGATTACATCGGCAAAACCAAGAACGCGCTGCGCATCGAGAACGATGGGAAGGACGGCCTGGCGATCCTTCTCGCGGCTGCATTCCGCCATGCTTTTGACGCTTGCGAGGCCGGCGCATGCTGGTACGTCGCGGCGCCGGCCGGTCCGCAGTTCTTTGATTTCGCGATCGTACTTCGCGACTTGGCGATCTGGAGGCAGACGCTGGTGTGGGCCAAGCAGACGCTGGTGATGGGTCACAGCGATTACCATTACCAGCACGAAGTGCTGTTCTACGGATGGAAACCCGGTGCCTCGCACCACGAACCCCCGGATCGGAAGCAAACGTCGCTTTGGTGCATCGACAGGCCGACCGCCAGCCGAGACCACCCAACGATGAAACCGGTCGCGTTGTTTGCCAAGGCGATCATCAATTCGTCCAACACTGGCGATCTGGCGTTTGATCCATTCCTCGGCAGCGCAACGACGATTATCGCCTGCGAGCAATTGGGGCGGCGTTGTTTTGGCCTGGAAATTTCCCCGGCTTACGTCCAGGTGGGCTTGGAAAGGTGGGCGAATCTCACCGGCAAACAACCCATTCTGGAAGGGACGGGCGAGACGCTCGAAGCGCTGAAGGCGAAGCGTGGCGTCAGTTGACGCCTGAGGAATATGAAGCCGAGATCATCCAGCTGCACGCCTTCGCATTGCAGCGCGCGGAATAGCAGGTCGGAACAAGAAAGAGATGGCTTGAGATGGCAAAACGTGGCCGCCCCCCTGGTTCATCCAATCGCAGCGAATCCTCGACTGCGGCGTCTGCGCTGGTCGGCGCGCCGACGTGTCCCGAAGAGCTTGATGAGTTTGGGAAACAGCGTTGGAATGAGCTGATGGTCCAGTTGACCGCGATGGAAATCATCACGAAAGTTGATGGCGATTCGATGCAACAGTATTGCGCCGCCGACAGCCGCAGGCATGTGTCCCAGGCCATGATAACGCAATTCGGGCCGGTATTGAAGGGCCCGAACGGACTGTACCGTAGCCCTTACCTGGACGTGGTGATCCAGGCTTCAAAGGAGATGCAAAAACTCTCACGCGTGCTCGGCCTCGACCCGATCAGCCGGAAGAAGCTGGGTGTCCGAATCCCTAAACCTCATAACGTCGCCGCCCACGACAGCAACCAGGAGCCTCTTTTGCCAAATCCCAAGCCCTCAACGGCGGCCGACGTTCGCATGTTGCTGGACGCCCAGATTCATGCCGTATTGCAGGATCCCGAATTAACCACCGAGGAAAGAGCCCGTTGCGTCGGCTTCCTTAGCCGGCTGAGTCTCCGAGCAATCGAAGACGGCGAGCTGGCCGCCAGCCTTGAAGCCATGAAAGAAGTCCTGAAAACTCGAAAGAATGGAGAACCGAAGTCATGAACACGAAGAGCCTGGCAAACCACTATGCGCAACTGACCCCGGACGAGCTTTTTCGGCTCATCATGGCCGCAAACTCCCGTGGCGACCCCGCCGAACGCGATCGGCTGGCAGAGGCCGGCCAGCGTATCACGTTGTCCATGCCGGCCCATTCCCCCTATGCCCGCGCTTTCGGGGAATTGAGCTTCATGACCTATATCGAACTGCTTGACGAGGCCGCCGAGTATCTTGATGCCCACGAGCGAGCCGTCCGCGCCGTCGACACCAGGATGCCGAAGAGGAAGAAAACGGCGAGGAGGACGAAGACGATCACGCCGGACCAAGAAGAGCCAGCCGC